CGTATCGGACACCGTGAGGCTGGCGGCGCAGTGGGACACCGGCACGCCCGGCAACCTTGGGCTGTACCAGTACCTCGGCGCTTACAATATCGGGCTGGCGCCCTACGCCCAGGCCGACGACTCAGGCAACGGCGCGCAGTCGACGAGCAACGCTACGCTGGGCACGGCGCGGCACGTCCCCCTCGGATCTACCCCGATCCAGTACTGGGCCTTCGAGGAGGATCATTACTTCCACGTCGTCGTGGAGTCAAGCTCCGGGCAGTTCCGGCACTTCGGCGCCGGGCAGCTCTCCAAGTTCGGCGACTGGACCGGGGGGACCTACGTCTACGGTCAGCGCATCGCGGGCACCTCCACGTCGCAGGTCGGCTTGCAGCTTGTCGACACCAGCCTGCTGGACGGCATCGCCATGGACGGGATCAACCCGACCACGAACGACATGGAGCTGTACGTCGCCACGCTGCACTGCGAGGGGCTGCCCGGGCAGGTCGCGAGCGGCAAGTACGCCGTGCACATGGGAAACCAGGCGTCTGGCAACCTTGGGAACGACCGGCAGTCGACGCCCATTGCGCGGTCGCACTTCGTCGGCGGGCACCGCGGCGGCCCGTGGGCGCGCGTGCTGTCGCGCTTCGAGGGCTCCGACCTGTCCGGGCACCTACCGATGTATCCGATCGGTAGCATGTACTGGCGCCGCGGAAACAGCGACGCCTACGGGCCGATGGGCGTCATGAAGGACGTTCGGGGGGTCAGCATCCGGGACTACGTGGGCGGGCAGGAGCTGACGATCGGCGGCGATACCTGGGTCATCTTCCCCGTTCGCACGAAGTGGAGCGGCAGCGGCGCGCACACCTCGACGACCGACTACCAGGGCATCGCGTACAAGAAGATTCCGTAACCCATGGCGCTCGTCCCTGGAGTCACAGCGACCATCACCCCGACGGTGGTCCTCGCGTTCCTCCCCGGGAGGACGGCCGGCCTCGTCACGACCGAGCCGAATCACTACTTTTCTGCGTTCCTCGTGCCGGAGACGGTCGACCACCAGGTGCAGGATGACACAAACGCCGGGGGCGCCGCGGGGGCGCCGGCCGCCGCGGGCACCTCGGTGCCGGCAGAGGTCTCATCGCCCGGCCTGAACACCGGGAACGAATGGTTTGAGCGTATGCATATCTTCCCCGGCTCCGACGAGGACAACCCGCGGCGCGAGCAGTCGCACCAGGTGGATTTCGGCGAGGTCCTGGCGCAGGAGGACGAGCCGTACGAAGTCTTCAACGCGCACCGCCGGTCGTCATCCACGCTCTCGACCCTCGACGCCTCCGCGGTCATCCCCGGGATCGAAACTCCAGAGGTGACCGCGTCAGACGTCGTCGGGCCGCTGGCGTCGCTGCTGGCAGCCGCGTCGACGCAGAACACCGACGGCACGACGGGGCTCGGCGTGCCGGTCCGCACCCTGGTCCGGGCGCTGGCGGCCGGCCTTCCACAGTTCGCCGGCGACGTCGTCTTCACATGGAGCCCGGGGAACGTGGTGCTGCTGCCGGTCGCCGGCGACCGCGTCGCCCTGGTGACCGCGGAGTACGAGCTGCCGGTCGAGGAGGTCATGGGGTTCGCCACCGACGTCATCGACGCGAAGGACGGCGGGGAGCAGCGCATCTCCGTGCGGAAGCAGCCCCGGGAGGGCTGGGCCTGCCGGTTCTCGCTGACCGGCGCGGCGCGGCAGCGGATGCAGCACCTGCTCCTGGACCAGACCGCGTCGCGCCTAGGGCTGCCGCTGTGGCACGAGCAGGTGCGGCTGGCGTCGGCCGTTTCCCCGGGCGGCACGACCTACCCGACCTCCGGCGCCGCCGACGTGGACTTCCGGGTCGGCGGGCTAGCCGCCGTGTTCGCGCTGCAGCCGGACGGCGAGGTAAATCCCCACGAGTTCGACGTCCTGAACCTGACCGCCGTCTCTGATATCCTGCTGACCGCGGCGTCCGGCTCGCAGTACGGGTACACGGCGGGCTCGCTGCTGGTGCCGGTCCGGCAGGTGCGGGTGGCCGGGACGCCGGGCGGCCGACGGTATCCCGTCGTCCTGGAGGAGCAGGCGATCGAGTTCGAGGCGGTCGAGAACGACGCGGGCGCGCCGGCTGGCTCGACCGCGTGGAACCCGGCGACGTACAACGGCCGCCCGCTGCTGGACGAGTGCAACGTCATGTCCGGCACGACGCCGGAGCAGCTGGACCGGAGGATCTTCGTCGTCGACAACTCGACAGGCGTCGTGACCCAGTCGAGTCCCTGGGACCGCGGCAAGCGGTCTAGCCAGAAGGGGTTCTCGGCGCGGACCCGGGCGCAGGTCCGGCAGCTGAAGGCGATCCTCCGGTACCTCCGGGGGCGGCAGCGAGCGTTCTACCTGCCGACGTTCGCCGAGGATCTGACGGTGGCGGCCACGCTCAGCATCGGGACCTCCACGGTGGACGTCGTCCACGTCAGCTACGCCAGGTTTGCGCGGCAGCGCGACCCGAAGCGTGTGTTCCGGATCACGTTCACTGACGGCACCAGCCTGGTGCGCGCGGTGACGGCCAGCGAGGCGACTAGCACGACCGTCGAGCGCCTGACCCTCGACGCTACGTGGCCGACGACCCGCGCGCCCTCGGAGGTCCGCCGAGTCCAGTTCTACGAGCTGGTGCGGTTCGACGCCGACGAGTTCCACATCACGTACCCGCGGCTCGGCGCCGCCCAACTGGAGGCGCCCGTCCGGGTGCTGTTCGACGATGACTAGCTTCGACGTCCTAGAGAGCAGCGTCCAGGGCTCGCGCCCGATCGAGGTCTACTCGATCGCGCTCGGCTCCGAGACGTTCCGCTACACCTCGGCGGAGGACGCGATCTCGCTCGGCGCCGACGTGTACGAGCCCGTGCCGATCGCGCGCGGCTCGATCGCGCAGGGATCAGACGCCAGCCGCCGCGAGCTGGTCATCACGCTGCCCGGCGATAACGAGTTCGCGCGGCGGTACACCCTCGTTGTACCCGGCGAGCGTGCCACGGTCTCCATCATCCGGCTGCAGCGCGACGAGTCCCCGACCTTCGCGACGCAGGTCCTGGTGTACAAGGGCCGCGTGCAGGCGGTCCGCTTCTCCGACGACGGCAAGACGGCCGAGGTGGCGCTGCAGAGCATCGAGAGCGCAAAGAGTCAGCGCATCCCCCGCTTCACCTACATGGGGATGTGCAACCACGTCCTGTACGACCAGGGCTGCAAAGTCGACCCGAACCTCTTCTCCGTCACGGACGCGGTCTCGGCGGTCGTGGGCAACGTCATCACCGTCCCGGCGGCGGCGGGGTTCGCGGACGGCTTCTTCACCGGCGGCTTTGCGAAGCCAGCTGCACAGTCCGACTACCGCATGGTGCTATCGCACGTCGGTGCTAGCCTGACGCTGCTGCTGCCGTTCGCCGAGGACGTGGTCGGGCAGTCGGTGCAGGTGTTCGCAGGCTGCGATCGGCGACTGACCGGAGACTGCTCGAACAAGTTCGACAACGCGATCGAGTTCGGCGGCTTCGCATTCGTGCCGAAGAAGAACCCGTTCGAGGGCCTGGACTAATGCAGACACCCCCGGAGTTCGTCGACCTGGTCGCGGAGTTCGACCGTGCGCCGCGGTGGGCGCGATGGGCCCTCTCGCTGCTGGTCTTCCTCGCGTGCGCGTGGGAGTGGGCGAGCCCCCGCGCGCCAGAGGAGCCGCGGCAGGTGTTCATCGTCACCCTGCTCATCTACGCCGCGCTGTTCGTGGCGTCGGAGCTGCTGCGCCCGAAGCCTAAGATTGAGTCGGCGCGCCCATCAGGACTCGGCGACTTCACGTTCCCGACCGCGACCGAGGCGCGCGTCTTGCCCCTGGTCTGGGGCCGCGTCATGCTGGAGGGCCCGAACGTCGTCTGGTACGGCGACCTGCAGCAGGACGCGATCACCGAGCGGATCAAGACGGGGCTCTGGTCGTCGACCAAGGTAACGAAGGGCTACTCCTACCACGTAGGGGTGCAGATGTCGCTCTGTCGTATGTCGATCGCCGGCATCCGTCGAGCCTGGATCGGCGACGTGATCGTCTACGACGGCGGGCTGGCTACGACCTCGTTCGACGTCGACCTGCCGGAGCTGCACGGCGGCGACGACCTCGGGCAGGGCGGCGTCCAGGCGACCGTGGACGTCTTCCTAGGGACGGACGTGCAGGCACCCAGCGACTACCTCGCGATGTTCCAGGACTCCGGCGCCGGCACTACCCGCACGCCCCGCTACACCGGGACGGCGTACCTCGTCGCGCGGTCGCTAGGGGGCGCCGCCGCCGACGCCAGGGGTGCATACCTCGGGAACTCGACGAGCATCAAGCCGTGGAAGTTTGAAATCGAGCGCTACTCGGCGCTGTTCTCCGGACAGTCCGCCGGGCAGGACAAGGTCGGGGTCGACGCCAACCCCGTGAACGTCATCTACGAGGTTTTGACGAACGCCGAATGGGGCTTCGGATTCCCGGCCGCCGACGTCGACGTAGGGCCCGGATCGTCGTTCCTCGCGGCAAGCGACGCGCTGATCGCGGAGGGCAACGGCTTCTCCATGATCCTGGACCGGCTTGTCGATGCTACGGAGCTGGTGCAGGAACTGCAGCGACAGGTCGACGGCGTGGTGTTCCTCGACCACCGGACAGGGAAGTGGCGGATCAAGCTCGCGCGCGCAGACTACGCGATCGGGTCCATCCCGCAGCTGTCGCCGGCGAACATGAAGGAGGTCAAGGACTACACGCGCGGCGCGTGGGACGACACCACGAACCAGGTGACGGTGAAGTTCGTCAACCGCGCGAACGACTACAAGGAGTCGTTCGCGCTCGCGCAGGACGTGGCAAACGCGCTGATCCAGGGCGGCGGCACGGTCTCGACGACCAAGGTCGTGCCCGCGTCGCCGTCGTACCCGGGGGTCCAGACCGCGGCGCTCGCGGCGGTGATCGCGTGGCGCGACCTGCGCGCGCTGTCCTACCCCCTCGCGCGATGCACCCTGGTTGTGACCCGCGAGTTCTGGGACCTGACGGTCGGCGACGTTGTGGCGCTCACGGACCCAGACCTCGGGCTGACGCAGCTTCCCATGAGGATCACCACCATCGACTATGGACGGCTGCAGGAGAACGAGATCACGCTCACCGTGGTGCAGGACGTGTTCCAGTTCCTGCCGGCCTCGTTCGGCGCGCCCCCCGCGACCGGCTGGACGGCACCGGCACCGCCCCTGGTCGCCTACCCGGCCGACGAGCAGCTGGCGTTCGAGGCGCCGAGGGCCCTGCTGGTGCGCGATCCCGACTTCGATGGCGACGTGACCGCCAGCAAGATCCTCGCCGCGGCGCGCCGGCAGGTCGGCGAGGCGGCGGTCTCGGTCAGGCAGCGCAACGCCGCAGGGGCGCCATCGGGCGCGTTCACCGTCGCGGGAAGCGTGACCGGCTTCCTGCTGGTGGGAGAGATGTCGGCGGCGCTGCCCGCCGGCGTCGCGAACCCGACGACATCGATCCTGGTCGTTGCCTCCCCGGACTCGCAGGCGGCGATCGAGGCGGCGTTCGACGACTCGACGACGGCCGGCGACCTCGGCGTCAACCTGACGCAGCTGGTCATGGTGGACCAGGAGTTCATGCTGGTCCAGGGCGCCAGCGTCAGCGGCCCGGACGTCCTGCTCTCGACCATCTACCGCGGCGTGCTCGACTCCGGGCAGCAGGCGCACGCGACGGGCGCCAAGGTGTACCTGCTGCACGTCGGCGCCGGGATCGCGGACGAGGCGATCCCATACACGAACAACGTCGAGGTAGAGCTGCGCATGCGCGACGCGACCTCGACCTTCGGCGGCGTCGTGACCGCCGTCGCGTTCGCGATGGCGAAGAGAGTCCTCCGACCCTACCCGCCGGCGGCCTCGCTGTACAACGGGAGCGGCACGCCCTTCGGCACGCCGTCGCTGGAGGGCGTCGGCGGCCCCGGGCTCAACGACTTCCGGGTCGACGTCCGCTGGTGGCGCCGCGAGTATCGCATCAACGACGAGGCGGCCGCGATGCTCGCGGACAACGACTGCGTCGATACATCGACCGAGCACCAGCTGGAGGTGCGGGCCGATCCGGACGGGATCGACGTCCTGGTCGGCGCCGTCAGCGCCTGGACCGCCGGGGCCGGCCCCCTGCCGATCTCGCGGGCGGACGTGGTGACGGCAGCGCCGGCCGGCACGCCCCTGCGGGTGCTGCTGCGCTCGCGGCACGACGTCGGGACCGAGGTCGACCTGCAGAGCCGGCACGACCTGGCGCACGACGTGACCCCGACCAGCAGCTTGACGGGGCAGTTCTACCTCGGCGGCGGCCTGGCGGCCAACGTCCCGAGCGCATCTTATGAGGCGCAGGCGACCGGCACCTACACCCTCTCCATTGGCGCGGCGCAGGCGACGGCGGCTATCCAGGTCTCGATCAACGGCGCGGCGTTCTCGACCGTGATCGCGGCGGGCCTCACGACCGGCACCTTCGCGGCTACCGTGTTCGACCTAGTCCGGGTGCGGCGGACCGTCAGCGAGGCGCCCAACCCGCAGTTCGTCGAGCTGAAGAACCCCAGCAGCGTGGCCGTCGCATACGGCACGTTCAAGTCATGACCGACGTTCCAGAGCAGAGGCTAGACGCGATCGAGCGCAAGCTCGACCTCGTCGTGCAGTCGCAGGATACCCTGGCCGAGCGGGTCGGCGAGGCAGCCGCGGCGCACAAGGAGTGGCGCGAGCGGACGGCGCGCGTCATCTACGGCGACAACGGGTCCACCCCCGGGCTGCTGGTGCGGCTCGACCGGCTGGAGCAAGATCACGAGAGGTCACGCTGGCTGACGCGCGCCGTCGTCGGCGCCGTGGTTACGCTGCTGGTCGGCGGGCTCTGGGCGCTGCTGCGCTAGCCCGGAAGAACGCGCGAGCAGTGGCGACGGCGCGGCGCAGCGCCGTCGCGACTTCCGGCCTCGGGTCGAGCTTTTCGCAGAGGAGACGCTGCCGCGCCGGCGTCCACTCGGACAGCGGAAGGGTGACGCACCCGTGCCGGAGCACCGTCTTGCCGTCGGATCCGCGGTAGGCGTCGACGTGATAGTAGCCGGCGTGGAAGTGCATGCTACCTCCACGCTCGATCACGGAGCCCTTGCCGATCCGGGCGCCCTCGCCGATCCAGGCGCCCTCGCCGATCCGGGCGCCCTCGCCGATCCGGGCGCCCTCGCCGATCACGGAGCCCTCGCCGATCACGGAGCCCTCGCCGATCACGGAGCCCTTGCTGATCACGGAGCCCTCGCCGATCCGGGCGCCCTCGCCGATCCGGGCGCCCTCGCCGATCCAGGCGCCCTCGCCGATCCGGGCGCCCTCGCCGATCCAGGCACCCTTGCCGATCCAGGCACCCTTGCCGATCCGGGCGCCCTCGCCGATCACGGAGCCCTCGCCGATCCGGGCGCCCTCGCCGATCCGGGCGCCCTCGCCGATCCAGGCGCCCTCGCCGATCCAGGCGCCCTCGCCGATCCAGGCACCCTTGCCGATCCAGGCACCCTTGCCGATCCGGGCGCCCTCGCCGATCACGGAGCCCTCGCCGACGCCGATCCAGGCGCCCCCGCCAACATAGATCGTGACGGTCGTGCCGTCGGGATTCACGTATTGTGTCTTCATGGTGTTCCTACTTGCCTCCGGTACTTCTGCGCCAGCCTGACCGCGCAGGCCCACTGCCTCTCGCTCAGCATCCCGCTGCGCGCGACCTGCGCGGCCAGCGAGTGGCCGAACTCCCCGTCCTGCTTGGAGAATCCGACCCCGTTCTCCTCGGCCGCGCGGTCCGGGTCGGAGGCTGACAGCTGCGCCAGCGCCCGGGCGGCGTGCTCCTCGGCCGGGGTCGCCGGGGCGCGCCGCTTGCCGTCCTCGCTCACCTCGACGTCCCGGCCGAACCGCTCGCGGGCCTCGGCCTTGGCGGCATCCATCCGGACCGCGCGCTCGGCCTGCCGGCGCAGATCCTGCTCCTCCTGGTCGGCCGCGGTGCGGGCGACGGCGTCGGCGGCCGCGGTCAGCTCGTCGGCGACGGCCGTCCCGATGTACCCCTCCGGCACCGCGCTCGCCTCGACCGTGGCCTCGATCAGCTCCTGCTTCGCCGTCAGCAACTCGACCACCCGGCGGTCGATGTCGTGCGCCGCGACGAGCCGGACCACGACCACCCCGCGGTCCTGGCCGATGCGGCAGACCCGGTCCTCGGCCTGCGAGCACAGCGCCGGGGTCCAGGGCAGGTCGACCATCAGCAGCCGGTGCGCCCGGGTCAGGGTCACGCTGACGCCCAGGGCGCCGATCGTGCCCGCGATCCCGCGCAGCTCGCCCCGCTGGAACCGCTCGACCGCGGCGCCGCGCTCCCCGGCCGGCGTCTCGCCGGTTACCACGGCCCAGCCCTCGCGACCGCGCAGGGCCTCGACCGGCGCCTTGTGCCAGGAGAAGACGACCAGGGGCTCGCCGGCCTCCTCGTGCTCCTCGACCTGCTCCAGGACGTGCGGGATCTTCGCGGCGGCCAAGAGAGCGCGGGCCCGGCTGACCTGCTCGAAGGCCGGCATCCCGGGGTGCAGCTCGGGCACGTCGTCGGCGCCGAGCCCGAGGGCGGCCAGGGCCTCGTCGCAGGCGCGGATCGTCTCGCGCGAGAGGCCGTTCACCTCGACGTCCTGCCGGGTCTTCGCCGGCAGCTGCGGCAGCACCTCGGCGCGGCGGCGGTGCAGGGAGACGCGGCGCAGGCGGTCCGGCACCTCGTCCGACGGGCGGCCCCAGGCGTATCCGTACCGGCCCTTGCTCCCGCCGAGCATCCGGCAGAAGTCGGACCACGACCCGAATGCATCCTGGGCGAGGCCGGCGGTCTGCAGCAGGGACCACAGCTCCGGCGGCCTGTTGAGCAGCGGGGTGCCGGTGACCAGCCAGGTCCGGCCGCGGTAGGTCCGGACCAGGGAGACCAGCGCGCGGAAGGCGACGGTGCGCTTGGCCTTGGAGTTCTTGATGTTGTGCGCCTCATCGGCGACAATCGTAGTCCCGACCTCCGGGGTGCCCACCGCGGCGGCGTCGGCCGGGAGGATGCCGTAGCTGGCGACGACCAGCTCCCCGGCGCGCGGCCAGCGGAATCCGTCGCGGCCCTTGATGACGACCGGCGCCAGGTCCGGCCGCCAGCGGCGGCACTCGGCGACCCACACCGACGCGGCGGCGGCGGGGGCGACGACCAGGGTAGCGGCGCCGGCCGGCAGGGCTACCAGGGCCTGGACCGTCTTGCCGAGGCCCATCTCGTCGCACAGCAGCGCGCGGTCGCGCGGAGCCAGCCACTCGACCCCGGAGCGCTGGAAGCCGAACAACTTGAGCCCGCGATCGGCCAGGGCGGCGTCGACCGCCGCGAGGCGCGCGCGGCCCTCGTCGAGCAGCTGCCGGGCGTCGTCGGCCTTCTCGCGCAGTCGCGCGACCAGGGCCTCGTCCGTCGAGACTCCGAGGCCGGCGACGTCCAGGGCGCGCAGCAGCTGCGGCACCGCCTCGACCGGCGCGCGGTTGCACCGCTCGGCGGGGACGTAGCGAGCGCCGCAGCCGGCGACGGCGTCGCGGTAGCCGCCGAACTTGGCGCCGCCGAGGTAGCCGGTCAGGGTCAGGGTGACGGTCGATCCCTCGGCGTCGAGGGTGATCCGCACTGGTGTTTCCGTCGTGGTCATGTTCTCCCTATCGGCAGGACCTCGGCCGGGACTTGAGCGGATTTACGACTATCCCAGCGCCAGCACCACGGCCGCGCTCAGCAGGATCCCGATCACCACGGCCCAGGATGCCAGCGCCACCCAGTCTGCCGCCGGGCGCCTGGACGGGATCGTCACGGCCGAACCTCGGTCCGGACCGTCCGGACGACCCCGTGCCGCGGGCACTCCCCCATCCCCTCGGCGACGACGTAGGACCGGAGCAGGGCTCCGCGGTCGAGCAGCAGGTCCCCCGGCGCCGGCCGGGCCAGCTCGCGCTCGAAGTGGGTCAGCAGGGACGTGCCGCAGCGGGGGCACCGGGCTTGGTTCGTCTGGTCCATGCAGAGACGCTACCACGCGCCGGCGGCATCGGCGCGACGAAGGCGCAAGGAAGTCCCAGGACGGGACTACTCGGCGCCTGACGTGCCGGCCAAGTCCCACGGCGCGCACCGGCCGACGGCGACTAGCATCCGCCCCCACCTCTCCTGGTCGCCGTCTGCCGGTCGCGCCTCGACCCCGAGCCCGGCGAGCATGTCCAGCACTTCACGCTGCGGGGGCGACCCGTGCCGCAGGTCCAGCACGAGGACCCAGGTCTCAGGCCGGTACTCCAGCAGGGCCCAGCGTCCGTCAGACAGTCGCAGCAGGTAGCGCATGATGGCCCGCGGGGGCGGGCGTCATCCGCTCCAGCTCGCGGTCGTAGGCGACCGCGGTGGCTTCCTGGATCCGGCTGTTGGTCGCGTTCATAGCCCCTCTATCGGCCGGCGGCCCCTGGGAACTTTAGCGGAATCCGAAGATCGGGCGCACCGACAGCACCGAGGCCCCCGACCGCTCCATGGCGCGACGCGCCAGCTGCTCGGCATCGTCCTGGCGCCGCGTCGGCAGGTACAGGACCAGGGACAGGTGCTGCGACGGCCCCTGGTCGAGGCGCCGAGCGACCACCTCGTACGGGACGGGGCGACCGGCACAGACGTGGCCCGAGGTCACAGCGTCACCTCGGGCGCCTTCCGGAGCACGGGCGCCCCCGTCCTCGGCCCGTCGAGGATGACGCCGAGGAACCGCTCGGCGCGGTCCGAGCGCAGGTCGATTCTACGCGCGGGGCGCAGCAGCTCGTCGACGCTCGGGGTCCGCAGGATCTCTACGCTGTGCTGCTGGGTCGTGTTCATGCTCCCCTTATCGGGTCGGCGGCCGGCGGACTTGATTCCCCACCGAACAAAGCGTCCCGAATCAGGACTACCTCGCAGGCGGCGACCAGCAGGGCTGCGGCCTGGACCATCCGCGCGCGCAGTGCCTCGGCCCCCAGGGGTGCCTCCCTGGGCTGCAGCAGCGCCCGGCAGCGGGCGATCAGCAGCTCGGGTGGCCAGCTGGGGGTGCCGGACAGGAGCCGGTTCCGGGCCTCCAGGACGGCCTCCAGGGCCTCGTCGCGGGGGGTCACGTCACGCCAGCCCGGCGCCGCATGGCCTTCGTAGAGGCCGGGCAGGTCAGGACACGACGGGGTCCCATGACGACCCTCGACCGCGCAGCTCGTGCAGGGCGTCCTCGACGGTCAGCCGGTGCGGGCAGGTCATCGGTCCTCCGAGATCGGCATGATCACCTGCTCGTGGCGCTTTCCGAGGACCAGGCGCGCCGGCTGGTCCGACCCGCGGAACTCACAGGTGACCTCGTCACCGTCCGCGGCGCGGAACGCCTCCAACAAATAGTCGACGCGGAACATGATCGGCGCCGGCACACCTGAGAGCACGGCGCCTTCGATCGGCGCGGACGCGCGCGACGTGCCGGGCGTCTCGGCGGTGACGACTAGGGTGCAGCCTTCGGCCGACAGGCGGACCCATCGCAGGTCCTTCGGCACGCAGGGCTTGACCGCGTCCAGCGCGACGACCAGGGCCTCGGCGGAGGCGCGGATCGTCCAGTGCGGCTCGCCCTTGGGCAGGACCCCGCTATAGTCGGGGAACCTGTCGACGAGCAGCATGCCGCGCAGCAGGACGGGCAGGCCCTTGTGCATCGCGGATATGCTCAGCCTCTCCCGCACCTCGTCGACCGAGACGGTCCAGGCGTCCCCCTTCCGCGGCGCGCAGGCGGCGAGCAGGTGGGTGGTGCCGGGGTCGACCGTCACCGGCTCCCATGCGACCGGCACCTCGGCGGCGCAGCCGACCATGGAGATCCGGCGGCCGTCGGTCGCGACGGCAAGCAGGTCCCCGGTCGGCGAGCGCTCCAGCCGGATACCCTCGACCGCGTATCGCGACGGACTGCGGCAGCAGGAGACCAGGGCCGATTTCAGGATAGCGCGCAGGTCCTGGCCGTCTAGGGAGACGGTCGAGTGGGCCACCAGCGGTCGCGGCGCCTCCGGGAACTGGTCCGGGTCCTCGCCGACCACCGTCGCCGCGCCGACCTGGACGCGCTGGGAGCCGGCCTCGCTGGAGACCACCACGTCGCCGTCGCCGCCCTTGAGCAGGTCGCGCATCTGCAATGCCGGAGCCGTGGCGCGGCCGGGATCGGAGACGGTCGCCGGCACCCGCACCGAGACGTGGTGGTCCAGGTCGGTGGCGCGCAGCACCAGGGCGCCGTCGGTGGTCGCCTCCAGGTGGGCCTGCAGCAGGATCGGCTTGGGGGTCTTTTTCGGCACCACGCGCGCGAGGAGTTCCGCGGCGGCGTGCAAGGACTTGCGGGAGGCGGTGATCCTCACTTGGACACCTCGGCGTGGTAGACCATCCAGCGGCGCAGGGCGTCCGAGACGTCGCGAGACTCGGCATCGGCGCATCCCTCGCGACACCGCATCGAGGGCGCGAAGACCGCGGCGCCCATGTAGGACGGCTCGGCGTAGATGGGGTGCAGGATTCCGCTCGGCGCGCGGTAGGTGGCGACTTGTTCGTTGTGCATCATGGAACATCATACCACGGATCCGGGACTCGGCAGGTCACGCCGCCGAAATCGTCCCGAGGTAGGACTCGATCAGGTCGGCTGCGCGCTCGTTCCAGGCGAGGTTGTAGATCAGGACCCGCCGCTCGCCGTTGTCGCGCGCCATCGCCAGCTTGGCGCGCAGGCCGGCCGCCACGGCGCGGCAGGACGCGGCGTCGGCCGCGACGTAGTCCTGCTGGCGACGCAGGGTCGCGTCGGCGTCACCCTGGGCCCCCCGGACTATCGCGCGGGCGGCCGACTTGCACGGCCGGCAGCGGCCGGTGCATCCCGCGTGGCGGACCCCACAGTCGCGACAGCGGCTCATGATGCCCTCCCGGCGCGGCGCGCCAGCTCGGCGTGGTAGACCGACGCCTCGTCGCGGTAGCGGCCGCCGCGGTCGCCGCCCAGCTCGCGATCCCAGGCGTCCGCCTGCGGCAGCGTCATCAGGATGTCCGCCAGGGCGGCACCTAGCTCGCGCTCCGTCATGTCTCGGGCGCGCTCCTCGGCGGCGCAGAAGTCCAGTTGGTGCGTTGTGTTCATGCTTCCTTTTTCGGCTCGGGAGACGCCGGACTTGAGCCGGACCTACGCGGAATCCCAAACCGAGACGCGCGGATCCTGCGGCAGGACAAGCATAGCACCTCGGCGAGGAGCGGCGGCAGTTCCTCGGACGCCAGCCGGGACTCCGGCAGGCGACCCCAGATCGGGCACGAGGCGTCGGGCGGCCCCCACAACCGGGACAGGCCGCACAAGGTGCTGCCGGCGTCCGGGTCGTGTAGGTGGATTCTCACCGGCGCCTCCGCAGGAGCCGGCGCATGCACGTTCGGCCGTACGGAAGCGCGCCGAGGTCGTGGGGTTCCCCCCGCGGCGGCACGAACGGGACGATCGGCTGGCCGCCCAGATCGTGCGTGATCCACACCTCGCGACCGGCGAGGATGGACTTGCCGCAGCAGGCGCACCAGTGCTCGCACAGCTGGTCGAGGATCTTGCGGGCCAGCTGCGGGTCGCTGCGGATGCGGGACTCCAGCTCCCAGCAGCGGTCGCACAGCCGGGTGCCCAGGCTTGACGTCGTCGCGTCGCAGACGCGGCAGGGGACTAGCGACGGCGCGCTCATCGCACCCACCCCCGGCCCGGCAGTTTGACGGCTGCCGGCGGCCGGTCGCGGCGGCGGATCTGGTCGAGCAGCCGCCCGACCTCGAACGCGCGCTTGTCGAGCGGGTCGAGCACCGCGGCCAGCAGGTCGCGCGCGAGGTCTACCTGCGCCTCGGCGTCGTCGAGGGAGATCAGCACCGACGTCCCGTCGACTAGCCGCATCTCCAGGCCGCGGCGCCCCTCGCCGCCCCGGGCGCGCAGGTCTCCGCAGGTCCCCCGGGCGCGGGTCAGGTCGCGGGCCGGGCCGATGATCCGGGCGGCGGTCATGCGTCCTCCGGCTGGGCGATCTCGCCCGAGAGGCCGACGGCGTACAGCGACCGCAGGAAGTCCTGGGCCGCCTCGACGGTCAGGAATGCGCGCATCGACAGGCCGCCGTTGTAGGAGACCACGCGACCCTGCTCCAGGGCCAGCTGCCATTCTGCGCGGTTCGCCTGCGCCTGCTTCTTGGTGGTTTTCATATTCCCTCTTTCGGCGCCGGAGCGGCCGAGCTTGAGCCGGATCTATGCGGAATCCCGGACCGGGATTGCCAAGACCCGCAGTCGACGATCACAGCCGCGCCTCGTGGTCCGGCCGCGGCATAGCCTCGACGGCCTCGCGCGTCGCCTGCATCACCGAGACCAGGGTCATCCGGACCGATCCGGCCCCCGTCACCTGGTGCCCCATCGGGCTGACGACCACCGAGTAGCCGCGCTCCCGCAGCTGCCGGGCCCGCACCGCCGCGTCCCGGCTGGCCGTCTCGTACCATTCCTGGCACCAGTCGCGACCGATCACCCGACCGTAGCACGTCACCGCCTTGCGTTTCATCTTCATGTCGCAGTCTATCGGCGATCGCCGCCCGGGGCTTGACTTTTCCTCCCTAATGTCCCATCATGGGACGACATGCGAGTACCCGACCCGGTCCTGGTCTTTCTGATATTCCTCCTGCCCGTCGGCGGGCTGTCGGTGACCGCAGGACTCCTGTCGGTCCGCCGAGATCCCGCGCCCATCCAGGCGCCGCAGGACCCGACCGCGCAGCCGGCGGCCGACCCCCTGGCGGCCGTCAGGGCGTCGGCCCAGCACGTCGCCCTCGTCGACGGGTGGATGGGCAGCGGGTCGGGTTTCCCGGTCGCGACCGTCGGCGGCCGGACGGCGTACCTGACCGCCGGGCACGTCGTCCGCACGGCAGGCCCCCACTCGGTAGTGCTGGCCGACGGTCGGTCGCTGCCGATCGTGCGCATGGACCTGCCGCCGGACCAGTCCCTGGACGCCGGGCTGGTCTGGGTCGACGGCGTCGAATCTGTCATCGGGATCGGCCCGGCGCCGGCGCCGCTGGCGCGCGTCTGGTCGGCCGGGTGGCCGCAGGGTGTCGCACTAGTCCTGTCCGAGGGATACGAGGCAGGTTCGATCGTGCGCAGACCGACGGGGCTCGGCGCGTGCTCGGCGATGGTCTGCCACGGCTCAAGCGGTGGAGCGGTGCTGGACGCCGAGGGGCACGCCGTCGGCATCGTCGTGCAGCTCTGGGAGTTCGTCGCGGTCTACGTGCCGATCGACGCCGCGATGCCGTGGGTCGCCGAGTCCCTGGCGCGCTAGCGCAGGATCTCGTCGATCGTCGGAGGCTCGGGGTAGGATAGTCCCAGGCGAGCATAGATCGCCGACACTATGTGCGCCTGGCATAGGGCATCCGACAGCGCGTCGTGTGAGAGCGCGTTGAACGTCTTCGGCAGCATCATGCCCAACTGACATGCCAGCCACTGCATCGTCCGCACGCTGCGGTGCAGCCGGAACGAGTAGGGGAAGACGCGGTCGACGCGCTTGTACGCCGAGCGCAGGAGCACGAGGTCGAAGTCGGGATCGTTGGCCCAGATCCCCTCGGGTTTCGGGCCGTTTTGCAGCCAGTTCGTCAGCGCCGACAGCGCCTCGCGCAGGGTCAGGCGCTCGCCGCCGAGCAGCGCATCCTGCGCCTCCCTCGACCTCCCCAGCCACCACTCGAAGGTGGAGGCGTCGATCTCCCCGAGGTCCGCGGAGTCGAACTTGATCCTGGCGTGGAGGCGGTCGCTGGCGCAGGCCAGCTGGCCGCCCGCGATCCCTCCCGTCGGTCCGACGTCGCCGACCCTGCCGGTGATGGGATCGAACCTGACGGCGCCGATCGAGACGATCGCGGCGTCGGGGGAGACGCCGAGGGTCTCGACATCGATCATGACGTGGTTCATCGCTTCTTCCTTCTCCGTGTCGGTGACAAAACGCCGCTCGCCGTGGGTTCTCTCAGACGCTGGGCGCGCACGACCTCGTAGACCTCTCCGTCGTTCTCGCGCACGAACGCCCGGAACTCCTCCAGCGTCGCTCCGGCGTTGAGGAACCCCTCCGACGTCGGCCAGGTACACAGCCACGGCACCTTGCCCGCGTTGACCTGCTCGACCGAATAGAAATCTTCGGGCCCATCCTTTGGTGCCTCAAACGATCCCTCGAAAGCCACCCGCACGATGTCGTCCCCGTAGGGTCGCCCGGCGTTGTGCTGGTAGGGAGCGTCGTCCCAGTCGTCGCCCCGCTGCTCGGCGATCGGACGCGGCGTGAAGAACGCCCAGGGCTCCTCGACGTAGCAGAGTCGCAGGGTCATTTCGTCACCTTCCGATCCCGTGCGATCACCACGACGCACATTACGACGATCGTCGCGACGTAGGCGACGGTCACGGCTACCCATGCGGCGTCGCTCATCACTCACCCCTCCACGCCTCGGAGACGTCCTGGATCATCCGGCACATTCCGTCGTAGCGGCGCGCCTTGTCCAGCACCTCGCGCAGCTCCGGCAGCAGCGAATCCAGGTGGAACGTCGGTGACGTGCCGGGCTCGACAGGGTCTCCGGTATGCTTGTTCCACGCCTTGACCTCCAGGCGGATCGCACCGCCGGACTCGTCCAGCATGTCGAGGAAGTCGGCGAACCCCTCGACGGACTCAAATGCATCGAAGGTCACAGCGCACCTCCCGCCAGCGCCCGCGCGCCGATCCCAAGCGCGCCCTCGATGACGCCGCGCACCCGCGCGTCGGCGGCGTCGGCGGTGCCGACGGCGGTCATCCCTGCCGCGAGCGCGACCGCATCCCGCTCCGCCCGGAGGGCGAGGTCGTACCCCGGCTCCCCGTAGGTCGTCGCAAGGTGCTCCATCCGCGTGGCGGCGTAGCGCCGCAGCACGTCCATGTCGCCACCCAGCTGCAGGCCCGCCTCCCGCGCCGCGCCCTTGACCAATATCACCAACTCCTGCCCGATGTCCATTGTTGTTGCCTCACACAAAGAAGAAGTACCAGATGATCGCCACCAGCACGGTGGCGAGGAAGATCCCGTCGGTCAGCATGTCACACCGCCTCGAAGAGGCTGCAGAGCCTGACCCTGTGGTTCGTGGACCGCACCACCGCGACGTGGCCCCAGCACCGCCACTCCTCCTTGCGGTGCATCGGCCAGACCGTGTCCAGCCAGGCCAGGACCCCGCCCGCCATCGTCACGCGCCGCAGGGCGCGGGTCACGGCGAGGCGGTCGGGCATCGGCACGCCGTAGCGCGCCGCGTCCTCGGGGGTATAAGGCGGGTCGGCCAGCACGAGGTCGAAGCGGCCGGCCCACTCCGCCGGCATCGACAGGACGTCGCCCTGCCACGTCGGGTGGCGCCCCTCGTCCGGACCCTTCAGGTCGATCAGCTCGATCGACTCCGGCGCCACGGTCATCTCGCCCGGGTCGGCGATCCCGGAGCTGTAGGCCGCGATCGCCTCGGCGATCCCCAGTCCTCCCGAGAAGGCGTGCAGGACGTGCCGCGCGTCGGGGAACATCGCATGCACCCTCTCTAGGTAGGTCCGCGGGTACGCGCCGTGCAGCGGGTTGGAGTTCTTCCAGTAGGCGCCCGTCGCCCAGGCTCCGACGACCCACTCGCGCGTCGACGCCAGCGGGGGGCGGTCCAGGAACCGGCGATTGTAATAATGCGCCCGCAGCGTCGGGTCGATGGTCAGAGGACGCGCCGGGATCCGCGCTCGCGCGTTCTTCCGCTCGCGATGCTCGGCGAGGGTGACGGGGTCGGTCGGGGCGGTCACGACTTCCCCAGCATGGCGGCGATGAGGTAGTTCCGCACGATCGTCCGCCACGTCGACCAGCTCCTCGCGGAGGATCGCCTGCACCTCGTCGGCCTGGCGGAACGATTCCACGTCCCCGGGAGGGATCACCGCGCCCCCAGCAGCACCCACGCCTCGGTGAACTTGCGGACCCGCTCGCGCAGGCTGGCCGCGACGCCGGGTCCGATCTCGTGCTTCGCGAGGCGGGCGTCGATCCCGCGCTGCGCGATCGGCTCGACGATGTCCCAGCGCGCGGCGGCGACCTGGGCGACGTCGCCTGCCTGCAGGGCACGCGCCACGTCGGCCGCGGCCCGCAGGGACTCGGTGCTCGCCGGGGTGCCGGACGCCGCGAGGTCGACGATCCCGGCGCCGACGTCGGCGGAGATCCCCTCCCAGGCGGCGCGCATCGCGGGCAGCAGGACGGACTCGCGCGCCCGGACGCCGGCGCAGGCGCAGATCAGCAGGATGGACAGGATGGTGAAGAAGACCCGGGTTCTCATGGGATGATGATTCCTCCGCTCGATCCTACCACCTCCAGGAACAGGTGGGGGGCTTTTCTTCGCAGGTCGTTCGCCAGCCCGGATACCGTGTCTCCCGGGTTCCAGGCGTCGGCGGTCCGGACGCCGTCGAGCTGCATGCCGGAGACGTCGACGAGGTCCTGCCGGATCATCCGGACCAGGGTGCAGCTTCCCGCCCCGACCAGCCGCACCAGCCCCAGGCAGTCCTCGGCCCGCTCGGGGTCGACGACGACCAGGGACCGGCAGCGCCTCTCCGGCGGCAGCTCCCGGACCTGGAGGTCAAGTAGGAATGCCACCCGGCGCGCCAGCCACTCGCCCGGCGCCCGGACGCCGGACGAGCCCTCGACGTAACCGCGGAAGCGAGAGTACGCGAGGCGGGGCGACAGGCCCTCGAAGATCGTCAGGGGCACGTCCAGCTGCCCCTCAAACGCGAGGGCGGCGGCCGCCCTCCCGGTGCGCCGGTCGTGGATCCGGTAGGCGGCGTGGCAGCGCTCGCGCAGCTCGTGCTCGACGGAGTCCATTACCCAGGGGCCCCGGGAGCCCTCGCGGCACAGGACCTCGCCGGCGGTTCGTCGGCCGGAGCCGAGGGCGCCGGCCATGAATACGACCCGGAGGTCGAGCTTCGTCTCACTGCCCATAGTTCAGCATCCTCTTCCGCCTCGACCAGCGCCTGACCTGTCGCGCGAGGCGGTGAGCATGCGCGACCAGCTTGCGCTGGCGGACGATCATAACCACGTCCCCGGGATCCAGCCGCGGCGTACGGCGATCCATTTGCCGGCCGGGTCGAGCGCGCGGAACGCCGCGCGGGCCGTCGCCTCGACCCCCGGCCCCCGCTTGGTGAACCAGGAGTCCGGTAGGATCTCGCGCACCGCCAGGACCTGGGGGATCATGCGGCGCCACTTCCTCGGGCGGCGGTCGCGGATCATGATGGGGGTCGCGGGATCGTGGCTCATGGTTCGATCAGCTCCTGGTACAACCTACCATACGCCACGGCCCATTCCGGATCGTGGTCGCAGACGGTCTCCCCCTCGTGCCACGATAGGCAGTGCGCCCACTCGTGCAGCAGCGTGTCCCTCGTCTCCCGGGACGACATCGGGTCGTGCAGCACGACCCGGAAGTGTGACGGGCTCCCGTCGTCCCTCGACCGGCACAAGGTCGTATAGCCGCGATACCGCAGCAACGCGCGGCGGCGGACCACGACCGGCAGCAGGGCCGGGTGGCGCAGCCGCAGCTCCCGGAGGAGCGCTCGGAGGTCTCGGACGATCACCGCGGCAGCCTCACCTCGGACACCCAGACGCCCTCGGGCCGGGGATCCGTCAGCTTCGCAGGTCGGACGTAGGTGTATCCCTCTACGCTCACCCTCTCAGGCGAGCCGGCGACCACCACCGGGTACTGGTGCACCGATCCGTCGGCGCGCAGGCGCGCGATGCCGAAGCCCCGCTGCCAGCCGGTGTTCGGCGACTTGACGTAGGCGCGCCCGGCCTCGTGCCGGCAGCCCATCGGGGTACACATCCACGACATGCCCTCCGTCGCCTCCGTCGTGCCGTAGTAAATCATCGCGCGGTGCACGTGCCCGCTCTGGCCGGACCGTCCGGCCGCCAGCAGCTCCTCGCGCGCGGGCGATTGGCCGAGCCGCGTGCCGTGGTGGATCCGGTAGGATCCGAAAAGCAGGAATCCCGGCTTGTCGTCCTCGGTGCCTACCGGGCTGGAGATCGTGCCGCCCTGGAGGATGCGGACGTCGAGGTCGTCGAGCCCGAGCAGCTTGTCGACTCGCAGGGTGCGGAGATTAGCCAGCGACGGCGCCACCTGCGTCAGGTAGGACGCCAGGCGGTCGACGCCGTGGTTGCCCCCGGTGTAGAACAGGTCCCCGTCGTGATGGTCGCGGACCTGCCGGAACATCTCGCGCGTGAAGTCCAGCTCCTCCTGCAGCGGGCGGGTCCAGCCCGGGATCTTCGGGTACCGGCTGACCTCGGCGCCCTCCAGGACGTCGCCGTTGAACAGCACGCCGTCGGGCTTGAGGTCACGGATCGCCGACAGGAACGACAGCCAGACGAACGGGCAGAGGAACTGCGAGTGCGTGTCGGAGATCGACAGCAGTAGGTAGTCCTCGCGCAGCTCGCGCCGCGCGGCCCGGGTCTCGACGTAGGGGTGTACGTAGCGCTCGACGTAGCGAGCGGCGTGCTCCCGGCGCGACTCGGCGGCGCGGTTCGCGCGCCACATCCGGGTGCCGACCTGGTCCCGCAACCCGGCGACCTCCAGCGCGTGGGCGAACGTGCCGAACTGCTGGTCGACGAAGCGCACGGGGAAGTACCCGTACAGCTCGTACCGGCGGCGCGAGATCGAGCGGAACTCATGCCAGGGGTTCGTCTCCTCGTCCTCGGCGACGCGCACGACATCGGCGAGCATGTCCTCGATGGACGGCGAGGACTTCGACTTGCTGGCGAGCACCTGCCTCTCGCGAGCCACCTCGCGCGCCTTGCGCTCGCGCGCCTTCCGCAGCTCGGCCGCGTTCCGCCGGACGGTGTCCGGCGCCGCCAGGAACTGGTCGACCTCCGCCTCGGGAGTAGGCTTCTTCTTGCGCGCCATCAGCTGACCTCCTCCAGGCAGTTCCGGACGTGGTATCGGACGGCGCCGATGCTGCCGGCGCCCATGCCGCGGAACAGCTGGCGGTACATGGTGTCCAGCGCCGGCAGCGCCTCTCCCGCGGAGACGCGCTCGCGCCAACGCGCGACGGCGCGGGCGAGGCGGATGTTAGCGCAGGTCGTGCATCGGCGGCCGGCCTTCGCATGGTGGACGGAGTCGATCATGGCATCTATGTCGTCGATCATCACTGCTTGAGGGCCCACAACGCCAGGCCGAGGGCGTCAACGGCATTGTGCCGCAGGGAGGGGATTATGCCGGCGAATGCCGGGGAGTCAAGGGACAGCCCGGCCTCCTGGAGAATCCGGCGCTGGTGGGCCGGCTTTGGTACGCTGCCCTTCCACTCGCGCGGGATGGGTAGGAGGATCCTCCCTCGCACGATGGACCGGGAGACCACGCCCAGCGCCATCCCTGCGACCGCCGACAGCCCGACGATCGCGTTAGGGTTCGGGTCGCCGCGGCGGGCGTGCTGCCACTCGATCGCCAGCACGCGGGCGTGCTGCCACTCGATCGCCAGCACCTCGTGCGCCAGGGCGCCCAGCACCCGTTCCATCTCGCGCGCCATCTCGGCAGCGCGGTCGCGGGCTAGTCGCCCCTTCGCGCGCAGGACGCCGAGCGCGATGACGCCATCACGCCGACTGACGAGCGCCCAGCCGGTCGCCTCGGTTCCGGGGTCGATGCCGATGGCGATCACGACTGCCCCCCGGTGGCCGGGGACGGCCACCGGGCGTTCCGGTCTCCGCACTCGATCATCGCCACCAGGACGGCGGCGCACTGCACAAGCTCCGCGCGATGATTCCGCGAGTCGGCCGCGTCAAGGTAGGCGCGGTCCGCCTCCCCCAGCTCCTCGCCGAGGATCACGCGCCAGCGCGGATAGTCATGGTCCTGAGTGCCCCACTTCTCGTCCTGGCGCTGGCGCTCGCGCAGGACGTCTACCACGACGCGATTCGACTCATGCTGGGTCATCGGCGCCTCCAGAGGCAGGAGACCACCTTAGCCACCACGAGCAGCACGCCGAACGCGAAGAGGATGGCCGCCAGGGATCCCAGCGCCGGCCCCAGGTCCAGGATGGGGGCCCTCACTTGTGCACCCGGCGAACCGGCTTGGACCGCATCGCTTCGACGCGCCGTCGGTCGTTCTCGCGCTCCAGCTTCTCGCGCTCTGCCCCGTCCATCAGCGGAGCCTCGAAGTCCGTCAGGATCTCGCGCAGCTGGCGGTTCGTCAGGTCGCGGACGCGGACCGATTTCCCATCGAAGGTCCAGAAACCCCCCGACGCTATGTCGTGCTCGCGCATCCTCACCTTCAGCATACCGATACACTCCCACGTCGCGGATGCCAGCCGGCGCAGCCGGCGGTCGAGGTAGGCGATCAGCAGGAGGGCCGCGGTCATGGTGACGGACAGTGCGATGGTGGTCATCATGGTTCTTCTCCAAACCCCAGGGTTGCGAACGCCTCCCTAGAGGCATCGACGACCTCCGGGTCGTTCCACATCCTACACCGTCCCGACGGGTGTGGCAGGATGATTCCGGATTTCCAGGCGCCGGGGATGGGCTGCGACGCCGGCAGGCGGAAGGCGTCCGCCGCCCGCCGGCCTAGGAGCACGAGAGGCAGGAGGCCCCGGGTCGCCCGCAGGATCTCGCTCGCGCCCTCGCGGGCCTCGACCGAGGGCCAGCTGCCGCCCGGCGGCAGGACTCGCGAGACGACGTTGCACCGGAGGAACGTCGTCAGGTACAGGACCCACGCCCTCGGGTGCCCCGGCCACAGCACGCGCTCGGCGAGCCGGCGGAAACAGGGACCGGCGAGCAGGTGCCGGGGGTCGCCCGACCAGTCGGCGGCCGGGGACTCCGCGACCATGACGGCGCGGGGGTGGCAGTGGGCGATCGGCCACGCCATGATCACAGGCGCACCGGGGTATTGACGGGGACGCGGACGGGCTGCTGCGGGTCCAGGCGCACGCCGCAGAACGGGCAGAAGCGGATCCGGAAGACGATGATCGGCTCCCAGCAGACCACGCAGTCGGCGAGGTCGACCGGGAGCGGCACCGCGCGGTCCTCGGCGACGATGCCGACGAAGAACCGCCGACGCATCTGGCAGCAGTAGCTTGCCGCGGCCGTCATGCCGCCACGATCCTCCCGGCGTCGGTCACTCGATAGGAGACGTCGGACTGGATTCCGTCCTCGCCGACGTAGCCGACGGCCACGCGCCGACGTGATCTGTCCCACCACGACAGCTGCAGGGTGCCGCGGTCGCCCGCCTTCGCGGTGCCGCCATAGCCAGCCGTCGCGGTGCCGCCGTAGCCAGCCGTCGCGGTGCCGCGGTCGCCCGCCGTCGCGGTGCCGCGGTCGCCCGCCGTCGCGGAGCCGTCATCGCCCGCCGTCGCGGTGCCGCCGTAGCCAGCCGTCGCGGTGCCGCCGTAGCCAGCCGTCGCGGTGCCGCCGTAGCCAGCCGTCGCGGAGCCGTCATCGCCCGCCGTCGCGGTGCCGCCGTAGCCAGCCGTCGCGGTGCCGCCGTAGCCAGCCGTCGCGGTGCCGCGGTCGCCCGCCGTCGCGGTGCCGCGGTTGCCCGCCGTCGCGGAGCCGTCATCGCCCGCCGTCGCGGTGCCGCCGTAGCCAGCCGTCGCGGTGCCGCGGTCGCCCGCCGTCGCGGTGCCGCCGTAGCCAGCCGTCGCGGTGCCGCCGTCGCCAGCCGTCGCGGTG